CCTGAAAAGTATTTCAAAAAACTTAAAATTTCTCAAAGAGGATAAGGACGTGACATTGCAGGAGATTTTTGATTTTTGTCTCAAAAGCGACTCCAAAGCCAAGTTTTTCACGAACGTTTTGTCTCACAGAGATGTAATTATAGAGAACTATAAATTGATGCAACTGTATGCTCCGGCGCTCTCTTTACAATGTCGGGATAAGGTACATTATACACTGGATAATTTTGAGTATGATTATAACAAAACCGAGGTCATTCGTATGATGAACCAGGATGGTTTTGGCGTATTTAATTGGGATGACCTTCACGCAACAATGAATAGAATTTGTGTTGACAAAGCACTTAGGAGCTAGTATTATTAGCCATGAGGGAAGCTATGAAATTGAACGGTGAGCCTGTAAACTTTTCCAAGTACGGAAAGTCTTTCCAAGAGAAGCTGTGTATGGTGATCCTCGATGATCGAGCGTTCGCTGATCAAATTGAAGAAGTGCTTGATGTAAATTTCTTAGAGTTAAACTATCTTAAATTATTTTTAAACAAGGTGTTTGATTATCGTAAGAAGTATGAAGTTCATCCTTCTAGGGATATTATGAAAACTATCCTTCGTTCGGAACTTGATGACGAAAACGAGCTTACCGCAAAACAAACTCGCGAGTTTTATGTTCGCAGTCAAATTACAGATCTCACAGACGTGGCATATATTAAAGATACTTCCCTCGACTTTTGTAAGAAACAGAATTTAAAGTCGGCGATGATTAAGTCTATCGGGTTGCTGCAGAATTCATCTTTTGATGAGATCTCTCAGGTTATTAATGACTCGCTCAAACTTGGTATGAACAACGATGAGGGCTACGATTATAAAAAGGATTTTGAGGAACGCTTTAAGCCTCGCTTTCGCAACCCATCTACAACTGGGTGGGACCTAATTGATAATGTTTGCAAGGGGGGCTTGGGACAAAAAGAATTGGGTGTGGTCATTGCTCCTACCGGCGCCGGGAAATCAATGGCTCTTGTTCATTTGGGTACGCAGGCTCTCAAAGAGGGAAAGACGGTGGTTCATTACACCCTAGAACTACAAGATATGGTGGTAGCTTCTCGCTATGATTCGTGCCTTACTAAAATTCCCATTCAAAATCTCGCCGCCTTTAAAGAACAAATTTATGAAGAGGTACAGGACATTGAAGGCAGACTTATTGTAAAAGAATATCCCACAAAGACTGCCAGCACTCAAACTATTCGGAATCATTTAGAAAAGTTACGGATGAGAAGCATTGAAGTAGATATGATCATCGTTGACTACGGCGATTTACTTCGCCCAGTTCGGTATTTAAAAGAGAAGAGGAACGAACTCGAATCTATTTATGAAGAACTACGCGGTATTGCCGCAGAATACGAGGCTCCAGTGTGGACAGCATCCCAGACTAATCGGTCTGGACTAAACGCAGAAGTCATTACGATGGAATCAATTTCTGAGGCATTTAATAAATGCTTCATTGCAGATTTTATTTTTACTATTTCTCGTACGATAGAAGATAAAAATATTAATGGTGGACGAATGTTCGTTGCCAAGAATCGGAATGGCCCCGATGGTCTAGTATTTCCGCTTTTTATGGATACGAGTAATGTATGTATTAAGGTGCTTGAGCCATCTGAAGAAGCCGGAATGGTGGAAGTAAGTGCTAAGAAACAAAAAGAAGATCTGTTTGAAAAGTATAAAAAGTTTAAGCAGAGTAAGGGAGGATAGGGATGTACGAAGAAAGCAGCGTAAGAGAGGCCACTCTTGAATATTTTAATGGTGACGAACTGGCCACTAACGTTTTTATGACCAAGTATTGTTTGCGCGACAAGAAGGGTAATTTTATTGAGAAGACTCCAGACGACATGCACAGACGCATTGCCAAAGAGTTTGCAAGGGTAGAAGACAGGTTTGAATCGGGCAAAAATTTTTATCTTACTGAAAATGAGATTTACTCCTTCCTGAAAGATTTTAAATATATCGTGCCCCAAGGATCCCCGATGATGGGTATTGGCAATGATCACGTTAATGTATCTTTATCTAATTGTGTTGTGGTTGACAGCCCTCAAGACAATGTTTCGTCTATTATCGATACTGGGAGAGATTTGGCTAATTTGTTCAAACGTCGTTGTGGCGTTGGTCTTGATATTTCTAATCTTCGCCCTGAAGGAGCGCCTGTACATAATTCGGCGCGCACCACCACTGGTGCTTGGAGTTTTGCTGACTTCTATTCTTACATTTGTCGGATGATTGGCCAAAATGGACGTCGCGGCGCTCTTATGATTTCTATGGACGTCCGTCATCCCGATATATTTAAGTTTGTCAAGATGAAACGAGACCTTTCGAAGGTTACGGGCGCAAATGTCTCGGTTAAAATAAGCGATAGCTTTATGAAGGCTGTCGAGAATAATGAATCGTTTACACTGCAGTTTCCAGTCGACGGCGACCCGGAATTTGTTGATGAAATTGAGGCCAGCGAGTTATGGAGTGAAATTATTGAGTCTGCCACCAAAACAGCCGAACCTGGGCTTCTAATGTGGGACAATATTATAAATAATTTGCCGGCGCACGAGTATGCTGGATTTAAAACGATTTGCACGAACCCTTGCGGGGAGATACCGCTATCAGCCTATGATTCGTGCCGTTTAATCTCCTTAAATCTCAAGCATTTAGTAGAAGACGCTTTCACGAAGAAAGCAAAGTTCGATTTCAATAAGTTAAAAGAAATAACAACTGTAGGAATGCGTCTCTCTGATAACCTGGTAGAACTTGAGCTGGAAAAGTTAGATAAAATTAGGGCTGCAGCCGACAGTAAAGATGAGAAACAATTGTGGGAAAAGTTGTGGGATGCTGCCTACCACGGGCGCCGCACTGGCCTAGGTACTCACGGTTTGGCAGATGCTATTGCGCGACTCAACCTAGCATACGACTCGCCCGAAGCTATTGAAATCATTGATAAAATTTATGCCACTGTTCGTAACGCCGCTTATGAGGAAAGTGTATGCTTGGCCCGAGAGCGCGGCGCCTTCCCGGCATTCTCCTGGCCACAGGAGAAAGAAAACTCATATATAAAAAGGCTCCCGAAAAATCTTTCTAAAAAAATTGAGACTTTTGGTCGCCGCAACATATCTATTCTTACAAATGCTCCAACGGGCTCCGTATCAATTATGAGCCAGACTTCTTCAGGGTTAGAGCCCGTGTTCCGTAATTCTTATATTCGGCGCCGCAAACTCTCTCATAATGAACAACACCTCGAAGCCGATTTCGTGGACGACTTGGGAGACAAATGGGTGGAGTATGAAGTGTTACACCACAATGTTCAGGAATGGCTAAATTTGCAAACGGATAAAAACTCTAAAATCCCTGATTTTTTTATGGAATCAGATAATATCGACGGTTTTGCACGTATTGCTGTACAAGCAGCAATTCAGCGGCATATAGATCATAGCATTAGCTCTACAATTAACCTCCCAAAGGGAACAGCGCCAGAAGTGGTGGGTTCCCTTTATACTGAGGGGTGGAAACGAGGCCTTAAAGGACTTACAGTGTATGTGGAGGGATCTCGCAGTGGTGTTCTCGTGGCTCCGAAATCAGAGGGTGGTGGGGCGTTTCCTCAACATCGTGCCCCCAAACGCCCCATTGAATTAGATTGTAATATTCATCATACTACTATTCAGGGAGAGAAGTGGATTATCGTTGTTGGTTTGATGGGTGGGAAACCGTACGAAGTTATGGGCGGTCTTTCAAATCTGATCGAGATCCCTCGCGACAAGGCCGAGGGTATTCTAGTTAAAAATCCACGTAAAACAGTTAATTCTATTTATGACTTGAAAGTTGGAAAGAATGGTGATACAGTAGTAATAAAGGATCTCGTTAAAGTTTTTGATAATCCTAATCATTCAGCCTTCACCCGCATGATTTCACTCGGGCTCCGCCATGGATCCAACATTCAATACGTAGTTGAGCAACTACAAAAGGATCGTGATAG